ACAAGGTATAGTTTAAAAAAAATAGGAACTTTAATTAATAGAGATCACGCAACAGTAATTCATGGCAATAAAAAAATTTTACACGAATTAGAATATTATCCCGAAGTTAGGCATATTGTTAAACGTATTGATTTCAAACTAAAGAATATCGATGATAAGTGGTTAAACTATCACACAATTAATAATAACATTAACATATCTCATACATTATGAAAGACAAATTTTTATCCACCCAACATTACATTGCTTACAACCAATTAGAAAGCGATTACAAGAATTTTATAGTTCATTATGATGATTATCTTAATTCTGAAGAAGGAAGCGAAAACTTTGAAAAGCAAAAATTAATCTGCATAAAGTATCTTGAAAGTGCAATAGAGCAAAAAATAATATTGCTTATACATACAAAAAGTGATTACGATAAACTATTTAACCTTAAATTTAATTAATATGAAAAAAACAATTTTAATTTTAGCATTGGCTGTAATGTCAATTAGCTGTTCAACAGGAGATGATAATAATACAAATGAAACTAACACCGATTGTAATTGCGGAGTAGCAATAGAAGTGGTTTTCTTTAATGTATTACAAACTCCAATTACCAAAATGAAAATGAAAAAGAACTGCACAGGTGAAATAAAGGTGATTGATTTACCTGGACATCAGGGAGCAGTTGGTGATGTAAAATGTAATTATTAATAAAAAATCCCCCATTAAAAAAATAGTGGGGGATTAATTAACCAAACTAAACTATTATGAATTTTCAAAAGTAAACAAAAATGTTTATACAAAAGAAAATTTATCTTTATATTTTTTGTATAAAATGTAAATTGGTATTAAAAGTAAGAACCAAAGTAACCACCAATATGAATCTTTACGTTCAGTTTGTTTTACTTCTATAACTTTGTTTCTTTTAACCATCACTACAACCTCTTTTTGTGCTTTGTGTTGGACTTTTACATCTTTTGCTATACTTATATTGTTTTTCTTTTTTGAACGCTTTATTTTAGCGTTTTTGTACGTTATTCCATTTATAACCATAGGCAATGAATCAGATACTGGACAAATCTCAAATTCATCAGTTGTTGAAGTATCAACTATTTTAGTGTTGTCAGTTACCCTCGTTTCAGTTTCGAGAGTAATTTTTTCAGTTTTTTGCTCTTGTTCTTTAGTTTCTGACTTGGATACTTTTCGTGATCCGCATGAAGTTAAAACTATTGCAGTTATTAAAGCTAATACAATAGCTATTAGTAAAATGTTATTTCCGTTTTGGTTTTCGCTTGTTGTCATTGTGTATTTTTTTTGTGTAAATTCAAAATATAATATAGTGTAAATTCAAAATTAATTACCTTTTGTGTCAATTAAAACCCTAAAAAATAGGGTTTATCTTTAAACGATAAGTAACTTATATTATACATTTTGTATAATTTTTAATGTTTTTGTATAGTATAATATACATACTATAAGTTACTTTCTTTTTTATAGATTTTTAATAAAGAAGTTAAATGATGTTCTTTTCCATCAAATATATATTGATGTAAATAATCTGTTTTTGTACATCGAGTCTCGATAAATTTAGAAAATCCAATATCAAATTCATCCGCTACTTTTTCGCATCCAGTTTCCCAATCACTTTTAAAATCTTCAATTAATATTTGTTCAAATTGTTCTTTTAGTTTCATAAGTTAATTTGTGTTTTTTGTGTTGGGCAACTCATCTTGTGTTCTCCATCTACTTTATGGCAATACTCGCAGTAATTACTTTGTACGCACTTTGGGTATGTGCAATAGTTTAAATTGCATATCTCTCCTTCTCTTTTAACTCCATTCAGTTTGCAGTTATTTGATTCCTTACCATTTGCCCAAAACATATCGCAATTATCTGCATCATCTTCACGATTGAAGCTACCCCAAGTTTGATATATTCCTGCTGGAGCTGTAAACCTATAGCAGTATTTACTGCTTGGGCATAAAAAATCGTTGCACTTACTTATATCAGCCATTTTTTTGTTTTAATAATTCTCTATAAATAGCATTTGTTTTTTCGCAATTTTGTCCTCTTAAATATTGTCGGAG